TGTAGTTCATCAAGTTCATCTACGTCATCGCTCAATTCAATACCAGCTTCTCTGGCTGATTGAGCATCCATAACTCCCCAATATTCTAAGACTTCGTAGTTTGTATTTTCCGCACCTTCTGTATGTTCGCTGTCTCTAAGTTGATTTTCGTAATACTTTTCTTCGTAATTAGGACCCATCATTAAACATTCTCTAATGGCATCCTTATCAAAATATGGCAGATTTTTTAATGCTCTAAACTGTGAACGATTCATTTTGTGCCTATGAATAATATATTCACACTCGTCTATATTAGTAGCTGAAGGGTCTGGAAAGAAATCCCACAAACTAACAAACTCAATTCTAGGTACACGCACTTCCAAAGGCTTGTATTGTCTTTCTCCGTCTTCAGTGGTCCATCGGTTCAGAGTTTTATTAAAGTTAAAAGGTCCTTTAATAACTCCTGTTCCTAATAGTGCAGACTCTAGAAGTGCGTTCCTTATTTCAGATGAACCGTTTGACTCTTCTATTTGATCGTGGATCAGCTTTTCCATACGTCTAGCTGCACGTTGAGCCGGAGAAAGTTCAGGAATTTGAGGGATAGGAACAAAACCCTCGGCTAATAAACCTGCTTCATCTGCTTGGTTTTCTAATGATTCTTCAAATAACCCTTTACCTAACGTAGCTCCGGGTTTTAAAACTTTACCATCTCCTTCATATCCCACATCATATGGGTTATCCATTGGCTCTTCTACAGCCTCTTCAGTTTGTACTTCTGGAGTTGTTTCTATGCCGGGAACTGGATTCTGTGTATCTAAGTGTGCGTTTTCTAATTCACCTTCAGGTATTTTAGTTTCAGATATACCTATAGGAAATTTACCAGTGCCAAAAACTACATCTACTAACTGTCCAAACGCAGCCAAGACTTTTGTTTTTGTAATTTTTACAAAGACTCTAGATTTTTCTGATTCTCTAAATCTTATCTTTTTACCGTAGAGTCCTCTATAGTTTTCAAAAGACTTAATCCATCGTCTTTCGTCCAACATTCTTGCATCTTCAGCAACTTTAAAACGATCTTTAACAACTCCTACAAGATTTAAGCGTTGATCAAACGCAAGATTAAGCTCCTTGCCGTCTTCTCCGTCTACTTCTACATAAAGATTATCTGCGTTTAATAATGTATTGTCTTGTTCTGCCATTTATTAATATCCAAAATCGCCGTCTGCTGGCTCATATATATTTCTTTTTAAATCTAACATCCTATCATAAGGACTATCTAATCTTGGTCTGCTCATAAGCATATAGCGTAAAGAATCATATGCATGGTCTGAAGCATTTGTATCTACGTCTTCAGGTTTTGTTTTACTTAAAGGAATACTTTGTAGTTCCCTTATTAAATTAACACAGGTATTTGTTATTTGCAATCTTGGTCTGCCTGTAACATGACTTTGTTTAAGATATTCATGTATTTGTACTTTACCTGCTAATCTATTTTTATCTGCTCTTCGCAGTTTGTGACCACGTTGTTGTAATATTTCACCTATGGTCGGACCAGTATAACCAGTCTTTGCCCAAGCCGAGGTGTCTAGAACACCTCCAATAGATTTGATTTCTTCTTCTTCCATTTGAATTATTGCATCTGCGAGTGCTTCCCCTGTAAGACCCTTTTGGTATAGTTCTCTATATATAATGATGGTCTTATCTTCGGGATCCACAGCTCCCCATAAACAACAACTTTCAGAAGCATAGCCATAATCTATTGCTTTTACTCTTTCCCACCAAGCAGGTATTCCAAACGGAACAATCACATGTATCTCAGGATCAAATTCGGCGAAGGCTGCACCTTCAGCTATATCCCAATTACCTTCGAGTAATTGTTTTCTTTGGATTGGAGGTAACGACATTAACATCTTTTCGTACTCTCCATCCTCTGCTAAGTATGGATTATCCACCAGCTTTGCAGGAATAAACTTTCGGGTTAAGCCGTCTGCTCCTTCAAAAGTTTTATTATGTTCTGAAGGCTCAACATATCTTTGCTTGACCCAATGCGCACCAATACCACCCGGATTTGCTGTGCATCTTAAATATGTCTTTATGCTTGGATCAGTTGTTCTAAGCCTTGAGGCTAAGTAGTTCCAACTAAACTCTGTTGGTAAATGAGTTATCTCATCAAATCCAATCCAACTGTATGCTTGTCCTTGGTATCTATATACATCTGCATCTCGTTCCAAGAATCCAAACTCTACTTTTGCTCCACTCGGAAAGTTCCATAGTTTTTCTACTTCACGAAACTTTGCTCCCGGAAAAGCTTTTGGATAAAGTTCTCTGCTTTTATCTATTAGCTCTCGAAGCTCTGGCATTGATCGTCTTAGTATTAAGGCTCTATGCGCTTTAACGTGACAATAACGTAGAGGATCGATAAGCATTGCAAAGCTTTTTCCACCGCCTGCTGCTCCGCCGTATAATACGTCTTTTTCTGCAGCAGCTAAAAAATCTGTCTGTGGACCATCGTTCGGCATAAAAGCCACTTTAGATCCAGTCTCATCTAAATGTTCTTGTATCTTATCTGTTTCTAGAACTTTAGATTCTTTCTTTTTGAGATTATGCTCTGCGTTCGCTAATCTCTTTTTCAAGCTTTTAATACGATCTTTAGGTTTTGTTTTAGATCTTGTTAGCTTAGTCATATAGTATAGACCGTTATTTAGGATTTGTCAAGTAAAGAATTAGGTTTTTTGTATATCTTATCAACATACTTTTTTAATCCCATACGTGACATTGTGCGCCTTGTTTCTGCTTCTAACCAGTCTACACCTACTCCAAGACTTATTTCTTGTCGGTGTACAGCCGTTGAAACTTCATGTAAAACCTGCAGCTCCTCTGGTATAGGTTTTAAATAACCTTTATACTCTTCGTCTATTTCGTAACCAAAAGGAACTGTTGAACTTTTTTTACGTATGTAACCATCTGGAACATTTAAAACCAATCCTTTAGGAATTGAAATACAACTTTCAGGATTGTTTTTTAATTGTTGTTCCCATTCGTTTTTTCGCCAGATCTTTGTCATGGGTGCATTAGATTAGATTTTTTCTTTTTAGCTTTTGGTTTTTTAACAGTTTTGTATGCTTCATTCTTTTTTGTTTTAGGATCGTCTGCTACAAAATGTCCTTTTTTATTTCTAGCACGGACAGTTATTGTCTCAGGCTTTTCAATGAACGCATCCCAAAACCACTGACTCAGACCAAGTGTCCAAAAATTCATTGTTCTTTTAAAATTATCTTTCATATTATTACCTTTACCATTTTACTTTATTTGCCCAGTACGCTGCAGACATCTTTCCTTTTGCAATGTTCTTACCGTGTCGAGCTTTAAAAGATCTAGAACGTGCTGTGTTTGTTCTGTCACCAGTCTTTCCTTGCTGTCCAAATCTTATTAATTTTATTTTGCTTCCTTCTTTTGCTACAACTACGTGTGACTTGGTTGCATGCTTTGGAGTACGTTTAGGTTTGTTGTAACCACTGACTCCTGCTCTTGTTAGTCTTGAATCTTTTTTCTTTTTAGTCATTTTTTAGTTCCTCTTGTTTCCAACAGTTTAAGTTTGCAGCGACAGTTCGCCTTTCTCCTTCACCAAAGAACGGATAAACCATATGCTGCATCCACGAAGGAAACATCAACTGTCTGCCGACTTTAGGTTGTAATGTAATTGATTGCGGTGGTCGCAGTCTTTCAGTGTTCATAATCTCGTTACGACCATAAGTAAAAGCCAAGAAGCCATCGCAAGCACCTGAGTCATTGTATAGGCTGTAGTTGCTTTCGTTGTCTTTTTGTGTTTCTCCAAACTTTCCTATTTGTTCTGGAACCATCGTCCAGCAAGTTGTCGATATTCCCATAAGTGTTTTAGTGCCGTGATCGTGTATTGGATTGTAGTCTCCTTCAAAGCTGTGTACGGACCACAGTTCATCAATGTCTATTGTACGTGATTCAAACTGTGAGCCTGTAATATTCATAAATGCATTGACGTAATCTGCACCCATTGCTGTTATAAAGCGATAATAGTCCATCAATAATGGATGTGTGTGATCCATGAGGAGTTGTTCGCCTTGATGTATTTGTCCGACCAATGTGCCTGCCAATGATTTTTTCTCTGCTGTTTCTTTGTATTCGTCTAAGTATTCGTTTAAATTAGATACTATCTCGTCTGGTAATTGACATTCTAACATAATCACTGCAGGAAGATTATGAACCTGCATGTTTAGCTTCTCTTGATCTATTTCCATACGAGCTTAATGCCTCTTCGTTCTAGTTCTTTTATTACTTTATGTTTCTTTTTATTTGGAGAAGACTCTTTGTTTAAGTAATCTATGAGTTCTTTCTTTGGTATTGCTTTCATGTAGTGACGTACGACTGCGGTTTTGCCTGTACGTCTATCGTAGCTCTTTTCGGTCGGTCTGAATTTAATAGGCATCTTAGTTTAAGTATCTGCTCTTAAGACATTTCCTATCGTTTTTATCTTGTGCAAGCCTTCGAAGTGTAGAGTCCATTGTATTGAACCATATAAAAGGAATAAGTGCGTGTATGGCTATGCGTAGCGC